ACGCGATGGCGTTTTTTCGGGGCGAGGATGGCGAGCTGCACACGCCGATGGAGTGGGACGCCGATGCCGGGCTGACGCCGTGCGCGATGGTGGGGACGGCGGCGATTGCGATCCAGGCGTGGGTGTTCAAACGGCTCATAGCGGCGGGCTACCGGTGGCCATGGTTCCGGTACTGCTACGCCGAGGACGGGATCATCCAGCCGACGGAGGATATCTATTTTGGGCGCATCTGCGAGTTGGCGGGCATACCGCACCATGTGGATTTCTCGCTGATGACGCCGCACCTGACGACGAGCGTGGTGGACACGAGCGTGTTCGAGCGGTATCGGGGCGAGAGCGGGGCGCCGGTGGGGGTGAGTCTGGAGGTGGAGCGATGCTGAGGTACATTGGTCGAGGAGCGTGTTTGCCGGGCGTGCCGGCGCGAGACCTGAGCGACGCCGAGGCGGCGGTCTACGGCGGGGCGGGGACGCTGACGGCGACCGGGTTGTACGAGCAGTGCGGGGACGAGGCGGGGGAGGTGAGCAAACGGGAGAGCCGGGACGAGAGAGGGGCGCCTGAGCGGCGGGCGCGCAGGGAGGTGTAACGATGGCGGGAGTGAGGGCATTACGTAAACTGCAGTTCGGGCGTGAGACGACGGCGGGTACGGCGGTGGCGGCGACGACGATCTGGCGCGGGAGCGGGACGATTGAGGACCAGCGCGAGATGGCGACGGCGACGGAGGATGTGGGCGTGCTGATGCCGCCCAGTCGGGTGTACACGGCGCGGTTGCAGGCTGGGTTGGCGCTGGACGAGGTGGAGGCGACGTTTGAGCAGTTGCCGTACATCCTGGAGATGGGGATGAAATCGGTGGGGACGGGCGCCACGGCTGACGCGGGCTCAGGGCGGGTATACGCCTACGACCTCGGGACGACGACGGCGAACACCATCGCGACCTACACGATCGAGGGGGGCGACAACCAGCAGGCCGAGGTGATGGAGTACTCGATCTGCCGGTCGTTCACGCTGAGTGGGGAGAGCGGGCAGGCGTGGATGATGAGCGCTGAGCTGATCGGGCGGCAGGTGGCGACGACGTCGTTCACGACGTCGCTGGCGTTGCCGACGGTGGAGGAAATCCTGTTCCCCAGGACGAAACTCTACATTGACACGGCCAGCGGCATCGGCACGACGCTCAAGGCGAACACGCTGTTGGCGGCCAGCCTGAATGTGAAGGAAACAGGCGTGGCGCCGGTGTACACGGCGGACGGGGAGCTGTATTTCAGTTTTCATAAAACAATGGGGGCGAGCGCGACGCTGGAGGTGACGTTTGAGCATGACGCGACGGCGGTGGCGGAGATCGCGGCGTGGCGAGCGGGGACAGAGCGGGCAGTGCGGCTGCTGGCGACGGGCAGTGCGCTGACGACGGCGGGGACGACGCACACGACGAGAAAATTGATCATTGACGCGTGGGGGCGCTGGGAGAAATTCGAGAAACTGGACGAACGGGACGGCAACGACGTGGTGACCGGGACGCTGCGGATCGGGTACAGTGCGACGGCGGCGCAGGCGTTGGAGATCACGGTGGTGAATGAGCTGTCAACATTGCCATAGGGAGGGGACGATGGCGGAGATCGTGCTGAGGGTGCCGGGGCGGGACGAGCCAGGCTATCTGCGGCGGATGCGCGCGGCGCTGGAGATTCAGGAGCGTTTGATGCGGGGGGATGGTGGGCCGGCGTTGGTGGATGCGCTGGTGGAGTTCCTGCTGCCGTATGTGAGTGAGCCGGAGGACAGGGAGACGGCGCGTGAGGCGCTGTTGGACGCGAGCCAGACGCAGTTTGATGACATGGTGCGGGCGGTGAGCGGCGGCGGTCAGGAGACCAGCCGCCCTTTCAGCGTGACGTAAACCGTCTGGCGCACTGGATGCGCGGGGTGCGGGGCATCCAGCCGCCGGACTGGGCGCTGGTGCTGGAGGCGGCGGGCGCATGGGGCGCCCCGCCCTGGGTGATTGAGGCGGAGTGCAGTGAGCGATGGTGGAACAATTACCTGACGTACCGGGCGGCTCAGGCGAGGGCGGCGGCGGAGAAAACTCAGAGGGAATGACCGAGCTGGTGCTGCAGGCACCGGAGGTCAACGAGGCATACCGGCGGAGCGAGGAGGCACGCCGGATTTTTGAGTCAACTGAGGCGGCGGCGCCGTGGTTGGAGGACTATTGGGCGCTGTTGGGGGAGGGGTGGTCGTGGCGGCAGGCGGTGTACATGATCTGGTCGTCGGTGCCGCGGGATGTGCGGTGGCCGGCGACGCAGGCGGAGTTGGCGACGCGGGTGCTGGGGCTGACGAGCGACCGGGTGATCCGGGAGTGGCGGGATAAAAACCCGGCTATGGACCTGCGGATTGCGAAACTGGCGGCGAGCGTGCTGGCGAAACACCGTGCGGAGATCTACCAGGCGCTGGTGGCGTCGGCGACGAATCCGGACGGCCGGAATCACCAGGATCGGCGGATGGCGCTGGAGATGTTGGGCGACTACACGCCCAGGCAGGCCTTGCAGGTGAGCGCGGTGACGGCGGAGGAGTTCCGGGAGTTGGACACGGAGCAGCTGGCGGCGATTGCGCATCAACCGGCGGGGGGCGGGGGTGGCTGATCGGTCAGCGCTGCGGGAGGAGGCGCGGCGGGAGTTAGCGCGACGGGAGTTGGCGCGGCGGCGGCTGATCGAGTTTGCGTGCTACAGCTATCCGCAGTATCGGCCGGGTCGAGCGCATTTGCTGCTGGCGAGCTACCTGGAGCAGGTGGAGCGGTTCGTGGTGAGCGGCGGCCGGGAGGGGATCGGGCGGCTGATGGTGTTTGAGCCGCCGAGGCACGGGAAGAGCGAGTTGGTGTCGGTTCGGTTTCCGGCGTGGTTTCTGGGTCGGAATCCCGATTTGCCGGTGATCGAGGCGTCGTGCACGGCGGATCTGGCGACGTCGTTTGCGCGGCAAGTGCGCAACATTGTGCGCGACGTGCCGTTTCAGAATGTGTTTGGCAACAGGTCTGGGCTGGCGCCGGAGCAACAGGTTATGTTGAGCGAAGACTCCCAGGCGGCTGAGGCGTGGGGTATTGCGGGGCATCGGGGTGGACTAAAGGCGGCCGGCGTTGGGGGTGCGATCATCGGGCGTGGCGCGAAATTGGCGATCATTGACGACCCGTTTCGCGACCGGCGCGATGCGGAGTCGAAACCAGTGCGCGACGCGGTGGACGATTGGTATCGCTCGACGCTGTACACGCGGCTGGAGGACGGGGGGGCGATTGTGCTGATGCACCAGCGCTGGCACGCGGACGACCTGGCGGGGCGGTTGTTGCGGCGGATGGCGGAGAACCCGGCGGCGGATCGGTGGACGGTGTTGTGCCTGCCGGCGGTGGCGGAGGAGTGGGCGCGGACGGACGGTGTGGACGTGGCGGCGATGCGGCAGGGGTGGTGGCGCGGGCCGGACCCGCTGGGGCGGGCGCCGGGCGAGCCGCTGTGGCCGGAGAAATACCCGGCCGAGGCGCTGGCGGCGATCCGGGAGACCATCGGCGGCTACGAGTGGGATGCGCTGTACCAGCAGCGGCCACGGCGGCTGGAGGGGGCGCTGATCCGGGCGTATGAGATTGGTGTGGTGACGGATGAGACGCCGCCGGATGGGCAGCGGGAGGCGCGCTACTGGGACCTGGCGGTGTCGGGGCGGGATTCGGCTGACTATGTGTGTGGGGCGCGGGTGCGCTACAACCCGGCGACGGGGCGGTATCGGATTGTGGACGTGGTGCGGTTGCGGGGGCCGTGGGCGGACGCGCGGGCGGAGATGGTGCGGGTGATGCTGAGCGACCCGCCGCAGGTGATGCAGGGCATCGAGGTGGCGGGGCAGCAGGCGGGGTACTACCAGGAGTTGCAGCGTGATCCGGAGTTACAGACGCGGGTGATCGTGCCGGTGAATCCGCGCGAGGTGGGCAACAAAACAGTGCGGGCGCAGGTGTGGGCGAGCCGCATCGGCGACGGGCTGATCGAGATGGTTGAGGCGGGGTGGAACGACGCGTTTGTGGCGGAGTGTCTGGCGTTTCCGCTGGGGGAGCACGACGACCAGGTGGACGCGGTGAGCGGGGCGGTGCAGATGTTGGGGCAGTTCGTGATCGCCGGGGACGTGATGGTGTGAGCGATGGCTGAGGAGAGACTGGTCGTCAAAATCGTGGCGCAGGACGAGACGAGCGCCGGTGTGGAGAGCGCGCGGGGTGGCCTGCGCGGTCTGGGGATAGCGGTGGTGGGGCTGGCAGCAGGGGGGCTGGCGGTGGCCGGGGAAGCGGCGGCGGGGCTGGCGGCGGGGCTGGTGGACTGCACGCGCGAGGCAATGGCGGCGGAGCAGGTGCAGGCGCAGCTGGCGGCGGTGCTGGCGCAGACGGGTGGCGTCACGGGCGTGACGGCCGAGATGACGAACCAGCTCGCGGACAAATTCTCGCGGCTGACGATGTTCGACGACGAGAGCATCCTGGGCGGCCAGGCGGTGTTGGCGCGGTTCCGCGAGATCGGGGCGGACGTGTTTCCGCAGGCGACCGATGCGATGCTGGACCTGGCGCAGGCGATGGGGACGGACGTGCAGACGGCGGCGACGACGCTGGGCAAGGCGCTGGCAACGCCGGGCGAGGGGCTATTGCGGCTGAAGGCGGCGGGTGTGACGTTCACGGAGCAGGAGACGAAAAACCTGCAGGCGATGGCCGACTCGGGGCAGGCGGCGGAGGCGCAGGCGATCATCCTGCAGCGGCTGCAGGAGAGCATCGGGACGGTGGCCGAGGCGGCGGGGAGCACGGCGACGGGGCAGTGGACGATTTTCAACAACCAGATCGCGAACGTGAAGGAGTCGCTCGGCGCCGCGCTGTTGCCGGCGTTGACGATGCTGGGTGGCAAACTGACGGAGGCGCTGAGCAGACCGGAGGTACAGGCGGCGATCCAGACGCTGGCGGAGAAGCTGGGCGAGTTGGCGGCGACGGTGCTGCCGCCGCTGGTGGATTTTCTGATGGGGCCGGTGATGAACGCGTTCGTGAGCCTGCTGAACGTTTTGAGTGGGCAGGGGGGCGGTGGGGGTCTGTCGCAGACGTTGGCGGATGTGGCGACGTTTGTGCAGCCGGTGACGGACGCGCTGGGGGCGCTGATTGAGGCGTTGCGGGAGTTGTGGGCGGTGGTGGCGTCGGTGTTGGTGCCGGCGCTGGGGCCGCTGATTGAGGCGTTGCGGGAGTTGTGGGCGGTGGTGGCGTCGGTGTTGGTGCCGGCGCTGGGGCCGCTGATTGAGGCGTTGCGGGAGTTGTGGGCGGTGGTGGCGTCGGTGTTGGTGCCGGCGCTGAAGCAGTTGGGGGCTATCGTGACGAATGTTGTGTTGCCGGTGTTTGTGAACCAGTTGCTGACGATGCTGCAGACGCTGATCGGGGCGTTTTCGGGGTTTGTGACGTTCCTGACCGGCGTGGTGAACATGATCGTCGGGCTGTTTACGGGGGATATGACGCAGGCGCGCGAGGGGGCGCGGCAGGTGATGGAGGGCATCCTGCAGATTTTCGAGAGCCTGGGGCGGGGCGTGCTGACGTCGGTGGAGAATCTGGTGAGGGCGGTGATCCAGGCGTTCGCGCAGTTGGGGATTGACATTGTGACGCCGGTGCAGGGTGTGATTGACAGCGTGGTGGAGACGATGCGGGCGTTGCCGGAGAAATTGGTGGAGATCGGTAAAAATGCGATCGCGGGATTGGCGGATGGGATCAAAAGCGCCGCGGAGAGCGCGGTGGACGCGGCAACGAGCGTGGTCGACTCGGTTGTGGGTGGGGTGAAGGGTTTTCTGGACATGCACTCGCCGTCGCTGGTGTTCGTCGAGATCGGGCGGGGCATTTGCGACGGTTTAATCGTGGGCCTGCGGCGGGGCAAACCGGCGGCGGTGAGCGAGGTGCGGCAGATGGCGGGAGCGGTGGTCGATGCGTGGCTGGTGAGTCTGCACGGGGCGCAGTATCGGATCAGCGGGGGACAGAAACGGGTTATGTTCTCCACAGACTGGTTGGAGGAGACACGCAGGCGAGCGAAACAGTTCCTGAAAGATGCGGTGGTGACGCCAGGGATGTCGCTGGAGACGGTGGTTCAGCAGGTGCAATCGAGCCTGCTGGCGCGGATGCTGGAGGCGGAGGATCCGCAGCGGCGCAAAATCGGCCAGTTGATGACGCATTACGCCGACCGCATTCAGGATTTTGTGGGCCAGTATGCGGCGGCGCTGCGAGCGATGGGAGAACAACTGCGGTTCGAGTTGGCTGAGAGCATGCTGGGCGCGGCGGGGGTGTTTGGCGGGGTGGGCACGGCGGCGGCGGAGCGGTACCGCGACCAGGCGATCAAACCGCTGGAGGAGCAGCTGCGCATCCTGGAGGATCAGCTGGGGGTGCTGGAGCGGCAGGAGGGGACGACGGCGCAGCAGGCGCAGTTGAACGCGCGCATCGTCGGTCTGAAACAGCAGATAGCCGAGCGTGAGGAAAAAATCACGGCGCTGCAACAGCAGCAGGCGGACCTGAAATTCCTCGAGGCGCAGGTGCAGTTGGTGAAATTGATCCGCGAGCAGGGCCTGGACGCGCGCCAGATTTTGGGTGGGCTGGAATTGGGGCTGAACGCGGACCTGCCGGGGCTGATCCAGGCGATGACGGCGGCGATGCAGCAGATGATCGCGGCGGCGCAGGCGGAGCTGGGGATGCACTCGCCGTCGCGGGTGTTTGAGGCGATGGGCGAGAACATGATGCGAGCGCTGGGCGGTGGGGTGCAGCGGGCGGCGCCGGCGGCGGTAGGGGCGGTTACGGGGGCGGTGGGGCGTGTGGTGAACAACACCTACAATCTGACGGCGAACTACCGCTATGAATCGCCGACGACGCTGGCGCAGCGGGTGCGGATGTTGCAGATGATGGCGAGGTGAGCGATGGCGGTGCGACTGATCCGGGGTGGCGAGCGGCTGGAGTTCGACGGCAATCCGTACTGGCTGGAGGGGTTCAGCGGGACGGGCGCGGCGCCGCTGGAGCACCACATGAGTGCCGGGCCGCAGCAGCACGGTGCGACGTGGTTGGATTTCCGGCTGGCGCCGCGGACGATTGGGCTGGTGGTGGGGTTTCAGGGAGCGACCTACGCGGAGTGGGAGGAGCGGCGCGCGGGGCTGCTGGAGTTCCTGGCGCCGTGGGTGGGGCTGATGCAGTTGGAGTTTGAGCTGCGCGATGGGTCGCAGCGGCGGATTGACGTGGTGCTGAGCGACGACCTGGACATGCCGACGGCGGACCGGGCGGGATTCTACCAGCGGGTTGGGATAACGCTGCTGGCGCCGGATCCGACGTGGTACGAGCCGACGGGTGTGACGGCGACGCTGCGGAGTGGGTATGGCGGATCGTTCACCGTGCCGACGGCGGTGCCGACGGCGGTGGGGCGGTCGACGTTTGACGACACGCTGGTGGTGACCTGTGCTGGGACGGCGCCGGCGTACCCGAGGCTGCGGCTGGTGGGGCCGCTGACGGATGCGGTCGTCACGAACACGGCGACGGGGCACAAACTCGATTTCACGGGCACGACGATCGGCACGGGGACGTATTACGAGATCAACTGTGCCTACGGCTACAAGACGGTGATGGACAGCAGCGGGACGAACCGGATTGATAAACTGACGTCCTACAGCAACCTGAGCGAGTTTGCGCTGTGGCCGCATCCGCTAGTGCTGGATGGCGACAATTCGCTCAGGGTGACGGCGAGCGGGCTGAGCGACGCGTCGCTGGTGAGTGTGACGTGGTTTGACCGATATTGGGGACTGTAGGAGGAAACAATGGCGGCACCAATAGAGAAATCGTATCTGTGGACGACGGGCGGGGCGGGCGACGGGGCGTCGACGTACACGCGGGCGGACTGGGCGACGATATTGCAGATCGTGGCCGGGTGCAACGACGGCGAGGGGGTGGGGGCCGGCTGGGGCAACCTGCTGGCGGCGACGGCGGCGACGAACAAAATCACGGTGGACACGGGCGTGGCGATTGTGGACGGTAAACCGTACATCTGTTCGGCGGGTGGTGACATCACGATTCCATCGCCGACGGCGTACAACCGCATTGACCGGATTGTGCTGCGGGCGGACTGGACGGCGCAGACGGTGCGTCTGACGCGGATTGCGGGCACGGAGAGCGCCAGTCCGACGCCGCCGGCAGCGACGCGGACGCGCGGGACGACGTTTGACCTGTACCTGTACCAGGTGACGGTGACGCCGGCGGGTGTGGTGACGATCAGCACGGACGAGCGCGAGTGGGCGATGGTGGCCGCCGCGCAGATCGCCGACGGCGCGGTGACGGGGGCGAAAATCGCGAGCGCGGCGGTGACCGAGGCGAAAATCGCCAGCGCGGCGGTGACCGAGGCGAAAATCGCGAGCGCGGCGGTGACGGAGGCGAAAATTGGCTCCGGGGCGGTGACGAACGCGAAAATTGGGAGTGCGGCCGTGGACGACACCAAGTGCGGCAACCGTGTGCCGAAATTCACGCGGCGGCTGGGGGGCAGTGCGACGGATTGGAGCGTTGCTGGCACAACGAGTTATACGCCGACGACAGTACTGATGCAGGGCGGCATCTACACAGGTACGACGAATGCGGCAGGTGAGGTGACTGTAACATTTCCGACAGCGTTTGCGTACGCACCCATCGTGCTGGTGAGTGGTTTGAGTGTTCTACAGACATTTGAGATCATCTCGATAACCACCAGCGCGGTTACGGTTAGGTCGATCATACATAACGTATCGGGACCGAACTATCACAACGCGCAGGTCTTCGGCGATGTGACATTTTCATGGCTGGCGGTCGGCCCGGGGTGAGCGATGGCGGCGCGGTATGAGGTGCGGGTGT